ACGGCAGCCGTGCCTGAGATGGCAATACCGGTACCGGCCGTCAGGGAGGTGACGACGCCGGGCGAGCCGGTTGCACCGGTTGGGCCAGTGATGTTCGCTGTAATCGAGTAGGTGCCCGATGCCTTCAGGTAGACGTCACCCGTTGTTGTGCGCAGGTACAGGTCGCCATCGACACCGAGTCCGTTGCTGGGCACAGTCGATCCGGTGCGCCAGGTGGCACCAGCAGTACCGGTGCTACCTTTAATATTTGCCACAACCGAGTAGGTACCGGAGGCCTTGGCATACACGTCATCGTTGGCTGTGTTCAAGTAGTAATCGCCATTGACACCGAGGCCGTTGCTCGGAGCGCCCGACCCTGTGCGCCAGACGGCACCAGCGGCACCCGTCGCACCGGTCGGTCCGACCAGGTTAAACTGCAGCACCCAGGCACCGGCCACCTGTTTATAGAGGTCGCCGTTGCTCGTGTTGAGATAAAAGTCACCATTCGTATACGTCGTGGTTGGCGCGACCGTGCCCGAATACCAAAAGGTCCCGACCACACCGGTCAGATAATCGGCAATGGCATCGGCCCAAAGTGTTGTCGGCTTAAGGACCGCAACCTGATTAACCGTATTACCAATGTCAGGATAGCCAGGCGCAAACTCCTGGATGATAATAATCGAGCCGCTCAGGACATATTTCACAATCTGGATTGTCGAGAAGTCGAGCGTGCCGTCATCGAGGAGCGTACCGATCGTAGCAATACCTTTATTCGGCCAGTTGAGAACAGAGTCGACAATCAGCGACGTCGAGCCGACTGGGCGGTCCGTCGTGACGACAGCAGTAACCGCCTCACCCGATCCGTTACTGGCGCGGAGGTATTCCGGAGAGACGGTCATAGCAGCCCCATGAGTACAGGTAGCGCTCCCGACACTGGCAGCGTCTTAAATGTTTGTGTACTGCTCGTCGCCGTATCGCCGTTATTATTCGCGGCTGTGACGTAATATTCATACGTTTTGCCTGGAGTAAGGCCAGTGAGATTAACCGACGTGCCAGTACCGACAGAAGTCCAAGATCCAGCTCCCTGCACCCGGTAGTAGTTGGTAACGGTTGTGCTTGTTCCGTGACCATTTGATGAGATTGAGGTATTGATCGTAGCAGTGGTTGTGAGTATAGATGTCGCTGTCAGTGAGCTGATGGTCGGAGCCAGTGGTATGCGAGGCAGGTCCCAGGTAATCGCCCCATACGTCATCTCGTTGATTGGCGCATTGATATACTGGCCAATAGTGATAGAGAGGTTACCATTAACGTCGTGGCTCAGGTCTCCGCCCCATGATGTCAGTGTGCTCGGTGTATTGCTAATGGTTCTACTGAGTCCGCTACCAGCGACCTGGCCGCCGTTGATATAAAGCCGGGGGTCCCACGTACCACTCTGGCTATAGGAACCACTGTCAGAAAACGTCTGCAGATATAGCGAGATGTGTGATGTATTCGGGCCAGTACTCTGATAATCGAGGGTATACACAATACGGCCATACCAGTGTGTATAGTAGGTGCCGTTAGAATATTGGCGATCGTAGTTAGCCATTTATCAGGCCTCTGTAGTGATGCTGATAATCATCCACTTGGCTGCAGTCGCATTGTACTGTATGCCGAAGGTATGCCATTTACTAACTGTCGTCGTTGTAATGCTTGGGAGGCCGCTAATGTTCTGGTAGCCAGACCCGTAAGTGACGGCTCGTGTGGTACCGTTGTCCTTGAGATGAATAATAATGACATCGCCGTCATTCGGTGTTCCGGTTGGATCGGCAATAGCGAGTGATGCTGCCTGAGCTGTAACGAAATAGACGTTATAGTTATCAATGTTCGGTGTCAGTGTTGCGGTGCTGGCAGTTGTCGTCGATCGTGGGATACGGCGTGAACCACGAGCGGTGCTATTTAGGGTGCCGTCGTCGTTAAGTGATGCTCGCAGAATTGCGACTAGCTCGTCATCCCAAGCTGTTGTTGGCTTCAAGAGAACGACATCTCCGACCTCGCTACCAAGATCAGTATAACCAGCAGCAAAGCTGTCGATGACGATATGCCCGGCGCTAATGTGTCCAAAGAACACCTGGACCGTCGCTGCATCAAGTGTACCATCAGCCTTGAGCGTACCGGTCGTTCCAATAAATGAGTCGGTTGGCCATTTCGAGACGCTATCGACAGTGAGACTCGTACCACCAACAACGCGGGCGACAGTGACGTTTGCGCGGACCGCCTCACCGGTAGTATCGCTTGCTTGGAGTTTCTTGATGCTTACCATGGTCTCAGTATAACACTAATGCTATAAAAGCAAATACCCCGTGCGATACGGGGTATTGTGCTTTGTGAGGGGCTGTACTCTACTAGCTGTTTGTTGCGTAGATGAGTGACAGGTTCGCAACACGTCGCAACATTGGGATAGTTGCACCACGATCACGGATCTGGACTTCAACACCGTCAAAACCAGGAACTTGTGTCAAGACACGGAAGTCTTCTGGAGCGACTTTTGGAGTCACGTTGATGACCGCACGTTTGTCGGCGATGATCACGTAAGTACCAGCGATGAAGTAGCTATCTGGCACTTCAACAGTTGTAACACCGTTGTATTTGCCAAGCAAACCGTTTTGCGCGTTTGCGAAACCAAGGTCAGAACCTGTATAGTTCGTTTGACCACGGAGTGCTGCGACACAGTCGTAAGATACCCATGCCACCATTGTGCTGTGGTTAGGATTACCAGCAACACGAGCCTTGTTGACTGCTTTTTGGAACAAAAGGTTCAAGCCAGTTGGCAATGCGCCACCGGTCAGTGTCAACGCGACTTTGTTTGCGTAAGGGACAGCTGCTTCGATCTTGCTCAATGAGTATTGGTCATGAGCTGGGATGAAGACTTCAGAAAGCTGTTGTGCAGCCCACTGTGCCGCAAGGCTGTCGATTGGCACGTCCTGCGCTTGGCTGCGTGGGATACGAGTGATCATACCTTCATCGTAGTCAATAGTGTAGTCGTTGCCGTTTGTGTTAGAAATCGCTGGAGCACCAAAAGTTGCAGTTGCGCTTGAGTTGTCAACTGTAACAAGTGAGCCGTTGTCGAAGTACAGTGAACGTACTGTCAACGCACCAGTGAAAGAGTAGCCGTTGTCGCCAAGATGCTGTGTAACAACACTCAATTTCTTGAGTGGGGCTTCCAGCTTATTGGCGGTTTTAATGCCGTAAGAAACCATAATGTATTTACCTCGTTTAACTATGAGCTATATGCTCATGCTTCGAGCCTACCATACATATGGTGTATAGCACAAGAGGTATACCGCTATGAAATAGCGGTATTGGTTAAAAGTCCCACGATGGCCCGCTATCCCAGTCCTCAATGTGTACCTCAACCGGCTGCGGTGTCTTGCTCGGCACCGCATTCTGGTAGGGGGTGCCATCTGGCCGGAACCCCTGTTCGACAGCCTCGTTAACATAGCTCCAGCCGTCGGCGTAGTGGGAGTTACTGTCGTGCACCGGCCCCTCGTAGTCGCCAGTGAACTGATTAAACTTACGCTTATACAGGGCGAGTTTGCGCCTGAACTCAGTCGTCGTGCCAGCGTTGATCCGTGTGTTTTTATCGGCCAGGCGCTCGACCGCTCGACGGATACTGTCCTCTTTGCGGTTGCTGCGGCGCAGCAGGCTGACGTTCACGATACCGAGCTCACGCCACTTCTGGATACGGCTAATGGCGTCGCTGTCTCGCTTGGCACCGTCATGCGGCAGGAAGTGCCAACCGTAGTTGTAGGGCTTACTCTTAATAAAGGCAATCAGCGCAGGGTCACCGATGTCATGGGTCTCATAGGAATCGATAATCGTAAGCTTTTTATTATAGTACTGAAAGAACAGACAGGCTGAGCTATCTGACATACCGAGGTCCCAGGCTGTGTAGACCGGATGGGCTGGGTTATAGGGGAAATCACCGATGCGGCCTTCACGCTTGGCATCGGTCAGGATGTTACCATAATAGCTTGTCGCTAGCGCCTGCCCCTCGTCGAGTAGGAACTCCTGACGATATAGGAAGTCGTTACCGTACTCGGCGATGTAGTCCTGACGCACCTGCTCCAGCTGCTCCGCACTCATATACTCGGTTGCGATGACCTTGTGCGCCAGCTGCGTTGGGTCTTTCTCAGCGGCAGAGAACAGCTTGAGGAATGTACCACCGCTGGCACCGTCCTGTTTCACGGTTGACTCAATAATAATCTGGCCACCGTTGGCTGCCACAATCGGGCGGATAATACCGAGGATTGACGAGTTCATATCTACGAACTCAGATAGGATGAATAGTTTGGTGTTCTGGCCACGCAGGCTATCAGGGTTGTTGTTCGCCCCTACGAGCGTCAGCGTCGAGCCGTTCTTCAGCACCATGCTCATGTTATCACTTGTTGAGTACAGGTTATTGATAAATTCTTTTGGGACGTGCTCAATTGTGCGGAACCCGTCATTCTCGACGTTATTCCAGAAGGCGCTGTACCCCTGCGTTTTTGTCGGGTAAATGATCACCACTCCCATTGGCTCCTCGACCATACGGGTAATGGCGTAGGCGAATGTGCTTAAGCCTTTTCCTGCCCTACGACTCCATTTCAGTACGCCGATACGCTTGTCACGCATTTCACGCAAGAATTTTGCTTGATATTCCCTCGGTTGAAAATGCGTAGGCACTTGCATGCCATTAATTATAGTTTATTGACCTTTGCCTGTCAATTATTTATAATGGCAACTATAATGGAAAATATCAGATGTAAAATTCTAGACTGTAAAGGTCTCGGAAAAAAACGTAAAAACGGTACTTACCAGCTACAGCGTGGCTATTGCAATAAGCATTATCAAGAGGAGATGCGGCAAGAGAAACCGCTAATGAGCACCTACTATAAAATGGTCAACCGATGTTATAACCAAAATAATGATAGCTACCCACTATACGGTGGTCGTGGTATTACTGTATGCGACAGATGGCTTCCTGTTAATAATGGCTTTCACAACTTCTGCATGGACATGGGTATGAAAAAACCGCATCAGACACTTGATCGTATCGACCCAAATGGTATGTATTCGCCTGAAAATTGTCGCTGGGCTGGCGTGCATACGCAAAATAATAATCTACGTGATAACCGTGTCAGAACCGAGGATACGTTTATACCGAAGAAGGACAGGTTCAGGGGTATTAGTTTTCGGAAATTCAAGTATAAGAATGGTAAAAAATACCTGAACAAGAAATCGCACTGGTGTGCCTCGATATGGGTAGATGGTCAACATGTCCGCATTTATCTCGACGATAGAGAAAGCGCCATTTCTGCCCGTATGGGTCTCGAAATGGCGCTTCTTGGTGGTCTTATAGACGAATAGCTACTTACTCTTAGTAGCTGGTGCGAATGCCTGGGCAACCGCCTGTTCGTATTCCTGTGAGGCAGATGCGTTTGCCTGCTCTTTGTTGTCGATGCGTTTTTGCAGGGCGATTTGTTTCGCTAGCTCGCTAAAGATAACGTCTACATGACGGACCAAATCAACTGGCTTGCCTCGCTCAGCAGCGATGCGTTGCAGCTCAGATGGGGTGTTCAATACCTCTCGGATATAGGCAGCCTTCTCAGGCTCGATACGCCAACCGTGGTCATTGTTTGCGGCGTTGTACGGCTGCATATCACCCATGTCGAGGTATGCTTTGATCTTTGGGTAGCTATTCTCGTGGACTGGGATAACGGCTTCTTGGAAGTTACCCTTATCGTCCTTATCGAAAATTTTTACGAATTTGATTGTTGACCAGTCTAGTTTCTTGACCATTTCTTTTCTCCTTATAATTCTTCTAGGTACTTATCCATGGCAGTATCGAGCGCATCCTTCTTGGTCTCTTTACCAGGAGCGGTTGTGCCAATGTCACCACGGTCTTCCATCTCAGCCTTCGCCTCGGCCTCGGCCTTTGCCTTAGCTTCTGCAGCCTCTTCGGCGCGTCGCTGTTCGGCTAATTGGTTAGCCTGAGTTTGATATGGCTTGAGTGCCGCACCGTAAAACTCTAGTGGGCTGATGGTAATATTTGTCACAAAGCCATTATCCTTGTCGACCGTAAAGGTCTTCTGGTATGCCTTTATCAGGTCTTCTGCTACCTCTGGCATCTCCTTAAGCAGGTCTCCATAGAGTTCCTGTACGCGATCGGCTTCCTCTTTGAAACTGACGTTCAGGTCAGTCAGCTGATCAACCCGGCGCTCAACCGCCTGGATATTCTCACTAATCGTCTGTTGTGCCTGGAGCAGCATCTGGGCTGCCTCTTCGCGAGTGTAGTTCTCGTTCGTCTCTGGGTTGATGATGTTCGTGAGCTGGCTGACACTCTCGATAACGGTGCCGTCTTCGAGCTTGACGGTCGTGTAATCAGAGTCGAGTTTCAGCGCCTCTTTTAATTCGTTACGAACCTGACCGGCAAAGCTCTGGCGCTCAGCGGTGGTCTCTTCACGAGTCTGAGCCTCTTCACGGAGGATCGCTCGGATATCTTCCTTGCTCAGCGGTCCCGAGGTATCAGTGGCTTCGGCATCATCACCCTTGGCGACGTCATCGCTGGCAGCTCCGTCTCCAACTGCTTCCTTGTCATCTTCCTTATTGTCTTCGGCCTGCCCGTCGGTTGACTTATCGTCGTCGGCCTTTTCCTCTTCAACTTCCTCAGTAGCCGCTTCAACATCGTCCTTCTTCTCCTCCTCATTACCTAATAGTGCTTTTGCTAGGTCGTCTTGTAGGTCGTCGTTCACGCTTGATTCTCCTTTATGTCATTTATTGCATTGTTCACTAGGGTCGATAAACTCTTTAATAGGTTCACATAATGGTCAGTAAGCTCAAACCGCTGTTCAAGCGTTAGCGTCTTGTCGAACTGCTTAACGCCGTCAATAGTATGGTACAGCGCTATCTGACCGCTCAGGACGTCTGCAACACGCTCAAGCGCCTTTTCGTCGGGTGCATCGATAGATGGCAATCCCTTCTCAGGAGCGTATGGCAGGACCGATGATACATAATCTATACTTTCTTCGTCAGGCATAATAAACCTTATACGCTTATAATAACGGTTGTGTTTGTTTTGTCAACAGTATCAGGCTATTTTCTTTTTACTTCAAGTAACTCGATGATTTTTTTTGTGTCATTGAGTAGTTCAGCCTGAGTATTGGCGATAGCGGCGAGCGGTAGTGTCTTCACGACTTCCAGCTCCTTCTCCATCGACTCGATACGCAGCTTATTATCGCTGTCTGATTTCTCGAGGATGTCAACCTTTTCGAGGAGCGTATCGATGAGGCCCTTCTGGATTTTGATTGTCTGCTGAACGGCAGTAGCCCTGACAATAACGACAGCGGCCACCATGGTTGCGATAAAGCCGAATACTCCTGCGACATACCCAACTAGTACGAACAGGTCAGACGGCATGTCATTGGCCTACCTGCGGTGGTACTTCTTGTGGCATAGCTGGCTGCATCGTTGGAGCATCTGGCATGTTACTGATTTCTGGTGCAGTCTTTTGCAACAGGACCTTCTCGATCTTGTTGGCGTTCGCCATTGACTCAGGATCGTTTGGATTGGCAGTCTGGCGGAGGACAGTGAGTTCGTCCTGGAGTGTTTCAATCTGTGCCTGGTTCTCTTGCTTCTTGCCCATAGAGAGGTCAATGTCAACGGTCCAAGTCTGGATCGCGTCATAGAACTCATCCCAGTTAAGGTTAAAGACGTTGTCGTCACCGACAGTACCCGGCTGGATGTTATTGATAGTGTCCTTACACTCGTCGTCGACGATGATTGAACCTTCGCCGCGCTGCTCACTGACGTAGAGGTCGAGTGCGGTCAGGACGTACTGACGCATGTAGTTCTCGATAGCGTTCGTGAACTGCGTCGTTTGCGTATCCATCATCGCCTGCTGGGCTTTCGCCTGGACGGTGTTGACATAGGCAGAACCCTGCGCAGTCGCGCTACTGACACCCATGATGCTGTCAACCTGGCCCTCGGTATATGCGAGGACCTCTTGGAACTGCTGGAGTGTCGAGTTGCTGAGCTCTTTGACGTTCACGCTAGCGTTTGGATCGAGGGTTTCCCACTTCGCACCGCGCTGGAGGCGCACGGGGTTGAGGTACTGGCCTTTGACTTCGACAGGCGCATCAGCGTTAAGCAGAAGCATCTTTGCGACACTCTGGAGGTAGATGTTGTTGAAGTTCGCTGCAGGGCTTGCCAGACGCACACGAGAGAGGCCAAATGGTGACATTGGGTTCGGATCGAGCACGAGGGCGGTAACACGGTTGTAGCCGAACTTACTGCGTGCCTTCGTGTGACGGAGCACTTCATCGCAGTTCGGAGAGATAACATCAATGTCGTAGTACGGACCGGTGCCATAGCAGGTGATAAAGTTATACATATTGTCGGTGGCATTGACGAGGGCGTTGAATGCCGGGACAGAACTATCGCGGAGGCTATAAGCGTAAGCATTTGGCCCATCGGCTAACATCTTCTTGAGTGCAGGGACGTTCCATGATGTCTTCGGGTTTTTCTCTGCCTTAGCAATCAGCTTCTTGAGCTTGCTCTTGCTGACACGAGTACGGACCCAGAAGCGGTCGCTCTTGGCAAAGTCGAGCACACCACGCTCGATAGCGACGTCGGCGTAGTTGATAAATGACATATCGGTCGTCAGGCGGCCCTGAGTACTGAGCTCGGCCATTGAAGCTTGCCAACCGTAGGTGAGCGCGCTCTCAGCGACAAGCTGTGTCGTGGCGAGGATACCGACACCGGCGGCGTCCTGGTTGAGGATTTCGCGGCGGACGATATATTCACAGACGGCGCTCTTGATAGACTGCCGAGTACCGTTGACCGGCACGCTGAAGGTAGGGATCTGCTGGATCGATGCTCGTGGGAGCTGCTTGACGTCGTTACCGAGACGGGTATCACCGACACGAGGAGCGTTTTTGACGTTATTTGCTGCAACACCGGCTACAAGGTTAGCGAGTGTCAGGTAATCAATAGTGAAGTTATATCGCCACTGGCTATCGAGTAGCCATTCGTCAAGGAGCTCTGATGCGCTCATCGGCTTCTCTGTTGTGGGCGTTGTTTTATCTGCCATGACTACACTATACCATTTATGTTTAATTTACACATCATGATATATCACCCTTCACGCCAACCACGACACCCTCATAAGAGATGGAGCGCAGAATGAAGGCCGAGTTATCGAGGTTGGTGCGGACCTGCCAGGTAAACTCATTGGTAATATCGTTGATCGGAACGGCCACGCGGACGTCGCTCTTTTGGGGGATAAGCGAGCTATCAATGACATCAGTACTGCTCCATTTAATAGCGGTGGTTGGGAGCGCCTGGTTGAACATGTAACCTGGGCTCGACCAGTTACCGACAGATGACTGCTGGTAGGAGCCGTTGTTATATTGTTTCGTCTTCGTCTTCGTCTTGCCCTGCTGGTTCGTGTATTGGACAGTAAAATCGATTTCACCGACGACCTGCTGGAAGTAGAAGACGACCTGCACGATGGCGAGGTATGAGCTGTGCGATGGGTTGAGACCCGTCAGGGCACCGTTTGCGGCTGTTGGGAATGGTGTGGTGGTGCCGTCAGCGTTCTCGTCCTGAGCCACGTAATTATCCTCCAGGCGGAAGATGTGGTTGTCTTTACAGACATAGACAAAGGCGCGCTGGTTGGTTGGTGAGATGGCACCGATCCACTGGCTTGCGATATCCATTGTGTACCAGCGTGGGTTGTTCGGGTCGGTCACGTCGTAAACACCAATTTGTGAGTTTGTACTGTAGCCGTTCGTGGCCCATGAGAAGTAAATCTTATTATCATTTGCACAGCCGACAATTTTACTCAGCTGCTCACTCAGGATCGTATTATATAGGCTGGAAATCGGGATGGAGATGGTATTAACCGATAGCAGGTTCAACGAGCTCGGTCGTGTCGTCAAAACGCTTACGTTACTGACCGTTGGGAAGTAAAGATCATTATTAAGGTTCACAGCACCATACGGAGAGACGCAGGCTGGGACATAGCGTCCCTGGTCCGTCGATCCCCAGACGACGAATGAGTAGTTGCCATAGTTGACTGTCGTGCGCTCGATGACTGCCTGTTTCGAGATACCCTGGGTATTCGAGAAGAAGACCGTCAGACTCGGGATGCTCTGGGAGTTACGGAACGCGATAACATTCGTTGGCGTGAAGTTCGTTCCCTTGTTCATGATGAGCTCATAACCACCGTTTGTCGGCGTAAAGTCCATGGCATTGCCTGGGTCTCCACCAATACGGACAGAGTCCTCGGCACCAACGATACCCCAGAGGATGATGCGGCCGTTGACCTCGTTGCCGTAAGTGGCGATAAAGCACTCTGTTGAGTTGTCGTCTGGAGCCACACCACGGTTCAGGTCTGGCTGTAGTGAGCGGTTATCTGGGAACGTCGTTGTCGCAAGATCGAGACCACCGGCCAAAAGCAGCATATCGCCATTGGCAATTGAGCCACCGGTTTTGCTCGTACTGACATACAGGTTCCAGCTTGTCGCACCGGCAGGCGCGGTATTATTCCGTGTAATTGTGAGGCCATAGGTGTTGTCACCTGCCCAGTTAGTGCGCGGAATAGAGGTATACCCGGTGAGAATTGGGCTGTTCTTCGTGTTGCCGATTGCGCCGTTAAACGTGATGGAATAGTAGACGGTATAGATATTTGGCGATCCGCTTGAAGTAGCATAGGTGAGGCCTGAGCCAAATGCCGCTGCCGTTGGGGCATTAGCCGGATCGGTAACAGCGGTGAATTTCACGACGTTCATTGTCGTTAGGTCAACATATGCGCTTTTATCATTACCGTTAGCGATATAGAGTTTATCCTCAACCATAATAAATGTCGTGATGACTCCAATGCCAGTTGTGACCTGGTTTGTGCCATTAGCACCACTTGCAAGGTGAGTGGCCGTGAGGGCCGTCACAACACCTGCGCCAGTGTTACCTGCAGCGAGCGTTGCCACAACCATCTTTGAGGTGGTAGCATCGGCATTGATTGCCGCAAGAATATCGTTAGCGGTACTCGTGATGACACTTGATCCATTAGTGGCGAGCTGAACGCTAATTGCGCTACCTGAAACAGTAATGGCGAGTGGTTTACTCGCACCGGCGTTCACATAGGCAATTGTGATGGCGTTACCGAGCGTCCCATACCAGGTCTTGCTGTCGTAGGCGGTAAATTTCAGGTCGTTGTTTGTGCCTGTCAGGGCAGTCGTGAGGCTAGCCTGCGTGTTAGCGCTGCCACAAATGGTCCAACTCGTATCGCCCTCTTGGCAGTATTTGATGCGGCCGTCGTCGGCAGTAAAATAATAAATAGTATCATTATAGGTCGCAGGATAGATCTGGTATACCGTCTCAACGGTATCAGGGAGCCAGCGTTTAAGGCCCGGACGATATGTCAGGAGGCCCTGGTTATTAACTACCATGTTACGGTCGTAAGTAAACGTATTCGGTGCAGCATTGGCTGGTCCACGAGTATCAAGACCGCCGTTAAAGGAGACGATATCGCTCGAGATGACGTTGCCATACATCGATGAGCTAGCCATTGAGGTAGACTCCAGTTATATAGCCGAGGTCATCAGCTGCCTGGTCGTCATCGAATGATGAGCCACCATTGTCGATAATGGCATCTCGGAGAAGCTTCTCATAGCGAGTTTCGATGAGATTAGCGGTACCGCCTCGGACGAGGTCTGGTGGGAGTGAGTCTTTTGATACACCGAGCACAAGGAGTTTCTGCGGCTTCACAATCGACAGTAGGCTTGAGTCGCTCAACGTGAGGTCTGGGAGCCATGAGATTGTGTCGGCAACAATTGTACCGCCAACTTCATAATCGTATGGTGCTCGCGATAGAACCAGAGTGCCGTTCATAATCATGGCATGCTGTGGGTTATAAGCGTAGTTTGCATCGTAAATCTGGTCAGGATCAACCAGCGTCCATTTTGACACAATGACACCATCCTGCTGGATTGTCAGTAGTCGCTGTGGATGGTAAACCGGCTTACGGATTGTATCAGATATAGTGTAATTTGTGGTGTCAGCAAGCACCGTACCGAGGTTATTATTCTGGATACGAGAGAACTTCCAGTCGGCTTTGAGCTCGAGCTCCTGCTTAAACTGGTTTGTCCAGATGATTGTCTGGTTCAAAAAGTCAGTTAAATCAGTCCCTGTGACATCATTAGTGATGCCGTGGGTTTGCAGATAAACTGCTTGTGCGAAGGCGGTGACGTCGTCGATTGCGCTCATGATATTACTTTACACCTTTCGAAGTACTTATGCTACGGATATATGGATTAACTTTTCCGCCAGGTGTATATGTCTGTAGTGAAGGCATCTTATACTCTACCGGAGTTGTGTCTGGGCTCAGGGCACCAATCTGTTTCGGCTGGATAACCAAGCTTCCAGGAGATGGGAGCCGTGACCCGCCGCTACCACCGCTCCCACTGTAAGTTCCATATTTATTTTGATATTTACTCGGCAGGCCAGCTTCAGCTAGCGCCTTATCATAGGCGACTAGGTCTTTGTACTCTTGGCTGTTGGCATCGAGCTTGTATAGCTCAGCTTTGGTAGTATCGGCATAAGAGTTCTTTAATTCCTGTGGGACGTTCAACTCAGCATTGACTTTAGCAATAGTGTATTTCTGGGCGAGCGAGCCCTTTTTACCCATGTCCATATCTGGACTACTTTTTGTCATTGTCCCGTTGGCAAGGTCATTGTTAATCTTTGCACCAAGGTAGCGGAGATTATTGTTATTATCTTCCAGCCATACGGTGCCCTTCTTGCCCTGTAACTTATAGTCCAGAAGTGCCATCTTGTCGTCGTTAGAGAGGCTGGTATTGATGTCTTTTGTCTTCCCGATAAGAACCTGGTGGAGGATGTCTGCCTGCGTACCCGCGTCGGCAGCCTTGTATGAGTCATTCTGCAGAAGAAGCTTTGCAAGCTCCGTATTGACCTCTGCTTTTGCATTCGTATTAGCATTTGTCGGCATAACGTTTTTCTGCCCAGATTTTTGGAGTCGGTTAATTTCAGCACCGATTGGATCAGCTGCATTGCCATTAGCATCAACCGCATCAGGGTTTTTGCCAACAGAGAAGATGCTCGAACCACCACTAATTTGCTGGCTATTTGGAATGTCATTACCCATGCTATCTTTTGCGACGTTAACATTTTGCCTCATGCCAGGTATGTTTGACTGTATAAACTCCGAAAAATTCTCTGGGGCACGTTTCACACCGTCGGTCCAGTTTGCAAGGTTATTGAGGAACCCTGTTGACGGAGCGAGGAGTGATTCAGTACGTGCTCGTGCATACTTTTTCTCTGACTCTGAAACACTGGGATCGAGATACCCCTTTTGGATATTCACGATATTTTCAGGTATGCTGTTTCCACCAGATTGATTGAACAGCTGGCCACCGATGTTCGCCATCGTACCGCCTAGGTCTTTCGCACCAGTGGCAACAGATCCTGCGATGTCAGCGGCGACTCCTGGAGCTCCGAATGGTCGGGCAGGGTCGAAGTAGAGTCGATTACCATCTGGTAGGTTTAGATAGAACTGGTTAGCTGGGATAGTGCGTGATTTATTGAACGAAGACTCACTCGAACCTTGCTTCGCCTGTGGACCAGTAAAGCCGATAACACCACTATCGACAAGCATTTTTGTACCAGCTCCAGCTCCGTATAGTGCGATTGTATCAGCGACTGCATGTGCTGCCATGTTCGTTGCACGAGCAACTGCTACCGGGTCTCCGCTTGCCGCCTCTTTAGCGACTGCTACGAGGGGGCGGATTGGCAAAGCTGCATCTGCGACGCTACCGAGCACTCGGCTCGATACACCAGCATACCCTGTCAGGGTGCCTTTGACGTAGTCGTTGACCTCACGGACGAGACGATTATTGCCAAGACCTGCTTTTTTACTTTCTGCGTATGTGCGCAGACCGTTGTCAACATTCTTTGACAACCACGTTGATACTTTTCCGCCGTTCTCTTGGATTTCTCCACCAGCAAGACCAATCTTTGGATTCTGTGTCCTCTCAACTGATGCGAGATCATCTTTGAATTTCTGTGTTTTGACGTAGTCGGCAAAGTATTTTTTGTAGTCTTGGACAGTTTTTAGACCTGCGGCTTCTGGTCGGCTCGCACCAATTTCGAGTGCATCACGGACGTTTGATGTGGATAGATCTCCCATTTGTGTCGTCGCACTACCTGTTGCGCGAACACCTGCATCAGTTTTAGCGATGGCCTTAACGAGTGGATTGCGTCCAGCCCCTGCATTAGAGACAGTCGCCTTAAAGTTATCGGCAATCTCGTGCATCAGCGTGCCGCGAGAGAACTCTTTGGCTGCCTGACGAGCCTCATTCGTAACGTTGAGTGCGTTCTTCTCGAACGTATCAGGAGCAAAGGCTTTTACGATTGGATTAAGGCCTTTTTTGAGCCCCTGAACGAGCGGTCGCTTTAATGCCTCGATACCTTTCGTGCCCTGATCGGCGATGCGGTTACCGATATTCGACAGTGTCACTGTCTGAGAAAGCGTCTGCTCGTATGTCCCTCGGAGTGCTTTAACATCGTTAACGGCAGCGCGTTTTGCAGCACCTGTTCCTGGTATTTCATCAATAAAGTTATCAAACGCTTTTCGAACGTCCTTCTGGATTTCACTCTGCAATTTATCATAAGCCTTTTTATCGCCAGTTTCAGCAAGAGCCCGCTCTGCGTCGTCTTGTCTACGAGTGATGTCACCAAGAGACTCTTTGAGTGCCGATTTTGACTCCTCTGGCATCTTGATACCATGCTCCTCGACAGCACCGACCATACGCTGGGTACCAGCATCTGCGGCGTCTGCATATCGCTGGATATAATGTTCAAACGGTGTAGTTGAATAGTCAAGGCTATTGCCTTCCGTGTCAGTCTTCGACTTGCCAGTACGCTTGATTTCGTTAACGAGTGATGAATCATAAGCACGGCTCGCACCCTCTTCATCGAGGAATTGGCGTGGCGCATACCATGCACCCTGATTGCCACCGTATAACGATTGTGTTGAACGCTTGCGTAGCGTCGTTAACTCTTGGGCGTAGTCTTTATATACCTGTTGCTGAGCTGGAGTAAAGTCTTTAACAATTTCAGACGCCTCTTTGGTTGTCGCCTCTGGATTAGTCTCCCAGACTGTCTGACCCTTCTTGATGATGTTCTCAATTGAATCGCCAGCAGCTTCTGCTTCTGCTCTGGCGGCAGTAGTGGTATCTGAAATAGCCTTCGCTACACCTTCTGGGGTATTGATGCTGCCGTCTTTAACTGCCTGACGTGTAATAGTACCAAGTTTTCCAGTAGCAGGAGCGTCGGCTTCAATCGGAGAGAGCGGGTTATCAGATGTGGCAGCCTTTGGCCGAGGAGTACCGTCTTTGAGTGCTTGCTCAATGGCTCTAATACGTTTAGTATCTGACAAACTCCGACCTTCAACGGGAGTGCCCCTAAGTTCATAAAGAGCGTCTATCAAGTCATCTTCGGTCGAGTTTATATCTATTAAAGTTCCCCTCCTATCAAACTCTTCATCAATAGGAAATACCTTATTGACGGCACTACGGCCACTAGTGACAGGAGTACCAGACATCTGAGCCTCCGCAGTAGCAGGAGCGTCGCCCGGTGTCTTTGGAGCGTCGCCGAAATCTGGTATACCAGCATCGGCAAATTGCTTGTCGGTGATACCTTGAGGAGCATCAGCCTTATTCAGCAGACCCTCAACAAAGCTCTTGAACGACTTGGAATCATAGTGACCGTTAGCATCGGCATTTTTGACAATCCAGTTACGCATCTGGCGAACGTCGCTCTTGCTAAATCCTTTATTGGCCAGTTCATCAGCATGAGCACCTGCGGTTTTAGCAGTACCCTTTTCAGCAATGAGGGAACTCTTACCAATACGGTCGAGGTTTTCATCTTCGGTATTATATCTAGCGTCTGAGCTACCTTTGACGCTCGGCTTACCAGCAGCCATTGAGCGATCATGTTCGATGACAGGGATTTCCCTAGGTGCGGTAGGCAGGCTGCTCGGCGTATTCGTAGCGGCTTCTTTGCTAGCCGCTTGTCCGGCCGTTTCGACTGGAGCTACATCAACTGGCGCTGGGTTAGACTGTGGAACCGTATCAGCGGCCTTATCAACAACCTGTTGTGCTGCAGCCTCGGCCCGAGCCACTTCTGGAGTGATTGGTTGTGTCTCGACTGCTGGCATGCGGCTACGAGCACCACCAGGAACGGTTGCTGTGACAAGATTTGGAGCCTTTACGCCTGCTTCAACTGGTGCTGGCGTATTAGCGACCACTTCTGTCGGAGTTTTGACAGCGGGAGCTACCTTTGGCGGTTTGATACCGGCTTCAACGGGGACTGGCTCAACGGGAGCAGTTTCTACTTTTGGTACTACCGGTACCTCGTCTGCGACATTGGCGAGGTCAGCGGCCGCTTCATCAGCAGCTCCGACACGTATCGGCTTTGGTCGCAAAATAGCATCGGCTCCCGCAAGGTTGAGCGCGGTCTGACCGGCGGCGCTACCAATAGCGAGGCTGTTCTGTAGCGTAGACTGATTAGTAGAGACACCAGCTGGGGCGGTGTATTCATTCATGGCATTCTGGACAATGGTCGGATCAATACCTTTATTGAGTAGATCACGACCAGCCAGCGCTGCAGCCGCCGATGTGCCTATTGTCTTCAGGGGGTTTAAGATCATGCCACCGATAGACCCTTCGAAATCACGTTCAAAGTTCCTCTTACCCTCTTGAGAGAGACGTCGGTTGCCGGTAACGTCTCCAAAAGTCGCAACGCCCATATCACCGAGGGATTTTGCCGTATTAACAACTGGATCAATAACTGCGGTTTTAGCAACCTCGACGCCAGTATTCAGCACCTTATTAACCGGGTCGTTAGCAATCCTCGCGTTATTCTTGGCTACGGCGTCATTGCGGGCAGCGGTAATAAAGCCTGTGGCGTTTTTGCCACGGGAGATAAGGTCTTTTGCCGTAGCTGCGTCTGAGTCAGATAGGCCGCTCAGGTCTGGACCGAGGGCCTTTGGCTTGATGACCCGTGGGGCGCTTGGCGTCGCTGCCGAGAGGTTGGTCGATGGCGTGCTGACCGATGGATTGGCGTTGAAGCCAGGCTGTTGCTGGTCTTGCTTACGCTTCTGGTCATTACTACTGACGTTGTTATTATTGCCGCCACCGAAAAGACTATTCCCGATGCTAGAGATGAGATGCGTGAAAAAGTCCACGGCTATCCCCTAGTCAGATTTCTTCTTTACCGTA